AAGTCCTTCTTCCAACATACGTCGTTTTCGTTGATTCTCGACAAGTTTTTGTTGGTACTCTCGATCTAAGTTCGCACGAAACCGTTGTAAATCAGCAATATCCCATAAATCTCTATCATCACCCGTACTTTCTAAATATTGTATATCTTCATCAAGTCCGTCAAGTCGTTCTTTTATTCTAATTAATTCTTGGTCTCTAACATCAATTTCATGAATTAATCCTTCGAAAAAAGGTCTCGCTTCTCGTGCCATTTGTTCGGCTTCCCGTGTAAAACGTTCAAAATCTTCTTCATCACTTGCTAATTTTGCTTCATCTTCTACACTTTTGATTTGTTTATTTTGATACGCACTTCGTGATATTCGTAAGTTTTTTGGTGTTTCTTTAAAAGTAGTACCAAATAATGTCGCAAATCTTTGTTGTAATTCATTGTAAAATTGAGATAAACTAGCATGATAATCATTCAGATTTTGTATATCTGTTTTTGGTAAATATTGAAATGACATTCGTTTTAGCACACTTAATCCTTTTCGTACAAAAATAAAAAGTTTATTAATTTGACTTGCTTCTGTTCCATAATAACCATCATTGATAATGACTTGGTCTAGTGATTTAAGTAAAATAGTACATTGTGTTTCAATATCTTCACATGATTTTACAAGTTCAGATAGATTTTCTGCTGATGGTTTTGTTTGACCTAAACCACGGTCACCTTCATTTGCTAAGACATATTTTTTTACAATTTGTCTTTTGACGATATTTTCCTCATCTGGTTCTACATAATGAAACATATATATACATGTTATTTTTTTTTTCTGGCGTTGAAGTTATCGAAAACTTCTAATGATAATTGGAAGGTTATCATTATCTACCTGACACGCCATATTTTGTTTATCTTATTTATAAAAAGAAATTAATAGAGACCATGTTCCTTCACGTATTTTGATGCTTGAGGAAGTGATAATCCATGTTCCTTCATCACTTGAGCAACAATCGCACCACGAGCAGATTTACGACCATACCCAGTCGCTTTTGATGCCATAGGCTTTTTAAGTCCTGTAATGCGTGGAGTCATAGGATCCATGGGACGATGTACGCCTCCACTGCGTCTGCCTCCAAGTGCCTTTACAACAGTTTTAACACCCTGTGCCTTAATCTCTGGAGGAATAAGAGAACCAAGAAAACCAGTCCATTCTTTTGCCTTTTTCAGATGATTTACTTTTCGTCCTCCACTTGTAGCACCACCAGAGGTACGTCCTCCCATGGCTTTCACCGCATATTTGATACCCTGTGCCTTAATCTCTGGAGGAACTAAAGAACCAAGAAACCCAGTCCATTTCTTCGCTTTCTTAAGGTGATTGACACCACCACAACCCATTTCTACAGGTTGCATTTGATCGTAGCCAGCCATATTCATTTCACCACCTGAACGACGACCTCCCATGGCTTTCACAGCATATTTGATTCCCTGTGCCTTAATCTCTGGAGGAACTAGAGAACCAAGAAAATTAGTCCATTTCTTAGCCTTCTTCAAATGATTTACACCTCCACTATGGTAACCACCATACATGGAACCAGAAAAACTCGCAGTACCTTCACGACCATCATAAGGAGTACTCCCAGAATTAATGTATCTCATTTGACGACTTCCACCCGTAACCATGGTTGGCGAGTTACGAGATGCTTCAATATCATCAAAATTAGTCAAAATCGAAGCTAAACGACGATTGTATTCGGTGTCGTACGTAAGAGAAGGATTCACCATATACTATTAAAACATTTTATTTCAAAATATGACTCAATGGGTGATGCTTTGCCACCGCCTGTGCTACTTTACCTATAGTATTAATCGTTCCACGATGACGATTGTAAGCATGGCGAACAAGACTCATGTCACCAAACTTACCACCAACCATACGTACTTCCTCAGTCATAGGAATTGACCTCTGCTGTTTTGCCTCCATTACCATCTGCCGTGTGAGGATACCAGTGTATGTTGTGGAGACTCCCTGCGAAGTTACGAGAAGCCCATCATTGACACACATGATAACAACTTCTGGCTGAATGCTAATACCATACTGGTTCTTACACTGAATTACTGCCTGAAAGTTGTACGATCCGAGCGATCCGTTGCTGAGGGTCTCTGGTAATGATAAATCTATCGCTGGATCGAGTACAAGAAGCGAACCGCCCGTTGGCACTGCCGTAGTACCATTTTGTCCCACACCATAAGTACCAATTGCCTGAGCAAATCCGCTGAACTGTTGCCATGTCTGGTTAGACCCGTTACGACGAGAAATCTTAAACAAATCATAAGAAGTGCTAGACGAAAGAAGACCAGATGCGTTATTCAAGTTGATGCTAATACCAGTAATGGTAAGGAAAGTAGAAGGATTTGCGATAGTCTGATTCGCATAAGGCTGACGAACACAGATTACAAACTTGGAAGGAATCTGGTTCAGTTGGATATTCTGAGTAGAAATACTAGTGCTGGCTCCAGAAGCAATAAGACCAGCGTTTGATGCTGGAGTAATGTAACGAGGAATATCAGTGTATGGTACGACGTTACGGCTCTCAATAAGATCGCTTGGCTGGGTGCTAAGGAACTTAAGAAGCAACTGTGGCGAATTAAACATGGAACCACCGTTAATAGAACCAGCAGTGATAGATGAAATGTAAGGTGAAGACGAACCAAAGCAACGAGTCTGGGGAACACCATTGTAGAGGTAGTTAGGAGCAGTGTTTGCAACGTTAAGGTTGCTTGTAGGTGGTGACATGTTGAGCGTAAGCGAGAAGTTATTTACTCCTACAAGACCCATGGCAGACCGAGTAGGGTCAGACCAAGTAAATGGCGAAAGGAAGATAGGCTCAACTACATTAATGGTAAGAGTAATTATCCAAGTATTCGTAACTGCGGTCGAAGTAAGCGAGGTATCGGTATAGACACCTCCGACAAACCGCTGAACTGCCATGGAGACTGGAAAAGCACCACGACCAAGTACCTTATTGACATACCCACAGTTAGAGTATGCTCCTAGAGGATTGTTATTTGTGCCAGTACCATCAGAATAAGTACCATAATCACCATCGGGCAAGGAAGGTGTAGTAGCATTCCATGAAGCAAGATAGTCACGGTCATTCAATGCCAAAAGTTGGGGAAGTACATCAGCAAGATTGACAGATACCGAAGTGTTGTTAATCTGTGCTGAAGCAGTGCTAATGAGTTGCGAGAATGGGAAAGGCGAGAAACTAGAATTGACACCATACTTGAAAGCAGACTGACCAATAGGAACTTGGTACTGGGCGTTAGTCTGAGAACCACAATTGATAGTAAGTGTCATCTGGGTAGAGATAAGAGCATCACGACCCATTACGATACTCTCACTTGGCAACTGAACCGACCATGTGAGTGACGAATTGGAATTGCTAGAGGCAGTGAATTGCTGGTAAGTCGTGCTAGATGCTCCACTTACCACGGCATAAGTAAGGTCTGGGGTAATATCGGCAATGGTAGCGTCCTTCACAAGTTCAGTCTTAAAGGCACTGTCAATACTCATAATAATACCTGAGATAAAATTATAAAAACTTACTATTATTTGCCGACTTTTTCAAAAAGGCAATTTTACATGTAATCGATCCTCCACTTTGCAATAAAAATGGGATTAATGAACCGTCCCTTAAACGGTAATATACTTGTAAATCCAAATTATGTAATGGACTATTTCCATAAAGTGTAATCAGCCTATACTGTGCCGATGGCGTATATACTAGACTTGGGCTATATTGTCCCGTATCACTTACTAAATCTGTAATGATAGGAGCAGTCGCTGAATTATTTGTAGTCTGTACTAGATTTACATTATCGCTTAATACAATAGGCGTACTAACCTGATTACTTTCACATGGTAAAGTATTAGATGTAAATACGATCGCTGTAATTGGTGAAAGTGCTGAAGTAGTGCTAGATTCTTGATAAGAAGCAATCGCTAAATAAGTGTCATAAGGTGCTGGTGGCACAGGTGGAACTTGGGGTGGTATGAGAGCCTGAATATTTGTACCTCCTACATCAAGCATGTAAAGTCTGACATCTTCACCATATGTTGTACCATATCCTAAAACAGTTGCTGGAAAGGTAGAGAATAGACCATATAGTGCGGTATTGAAATAAATATTAATGGGTCGTGTAGGACTAATTGCTGGATTATAATTTAAATCGAAATATTCAGCATTTGCGAATACAATACCACGCTGACTTGATGAATCCCATGAAAATATAGGTGCTTCGAGAGTTGATGGGAATGTCAATGGATATGTCGCATTAACTGTGGCTTTTAAAAGACCATAACACTGCCTAAATGCTAAAGAAATGAGATAAGCAATATAGGAATAAGAATAGCAATTGTAATAACCAGTGGTATTATTTTGTAATTTATTAAAGTTAGCATTTGGTGATAGAGGAACTGGTGCTGAAGCATCTTGTGGTACCCATTGAATATATACCTGCTGATTAAACTGGGCTGGATATGCCCCCGCAGGATCGTACGACATGGATACACTGTAAATCGTCAGATTTTTATTTCCTTGATTGGGCTGGATACTTGGAATGAATACAGGTATCGTACCACTGTCAATGGTAAATCGGAGAATACTGAGATAGTACTCATGTGGATTATTGATAAATGGCATAGTACGACTCTCATTGTAGTTAAACGGCGTAGGTCTCTGCGTTTTTGACTCGAAATTGGTCACATTCACATCAAAATATATTTGGTCTGGCTCCACATTGTTACGGGCAACATTAAACCTTGACATATAATACCCTCAGATTTTTTTTATCTTTACTATATAAAATGACTTTAGATGAGGAATGGCATATTTTTTGTTTAGTATATGACATTTCTTACTACTTATCTGTAGTTAGACTTTTAACTTAAATCCCAAAGAAGATGACGGGCATACCAAGTTGGACTTCCTAAAACTGATTTGCTTTTTGTACGTAGGTCATACAATCGTCTTCGATCCTTAGCAAACTCTTTGTCATGTGTATTAAGATAGATAAAATAGTCA